AGAAGCTATAATAGATTATGATTTTGGTTTAATTAAAACACAAGCAAGTAAATCATATATTTCTTTTCAATGCTCAATTAATAAAATAGAAATAGAATATGAAAATGGTGTTATAGATATTTTAGATGATATTGATCCTAAAATATATTTTAATGGTAGTTTAGAACAAGCTATTGCAGAAGGTTTATCTGTTGATCATTTAATGATTGATTTTAATGAAGATGAAAATGATATAACTGTTTGGATAGGAAGGTTGGATTCATAATGAGAGGTAGTTGCGATAGATGCGAGGAACGTGATGGTGTTATTATTGATGATACTAATTTATATTGCAGTACTTGTTATATAATAGAACATCAACCTTGTGAAAGTTGTGGTGATAGATTAGGCAGAGATAAACTTGTTCCAATGTTAAAAGATATATATACAAAGGATAAAGGGTATTACTGCGATAGATGTATAGATTAACAAAAAAGGGAGCAGAAACGTTGAAAAACTGCTCCCTAATTCAAGAGATAGCAAATGTTATTTGCATTATTAATATAGGAGAAGTTGTAAATGGAAAACAATAGATTAAAAGAAATGGCTAAAAAATACAATTTAAATAAAAATGATTTTTGGCTACATAAGCAAAGTGGTAATTATATTATCACACATAACGCTGTAGAAAAGATACAAGCTATTGAAGGTATAGAGATTGTAGATTTTAAAGTATTAAATAGTGAGCAAGGATTTGCAAGGTTTTTAATTACTATGGCTAAAGGTGATAGGAAAGTAACTACTATTGGTGAGGCAGATGCTAAAAATTGTGTATCAGGATATAAGGGAATGATGGCTGAAAAACGTGGTATTGATCGGTGTGTATTAAAATTGATTAATGCTTATGAATATGGTATATATAGTGATGTAGAATCTGATGATTTTAAAAGAACTAAATCTAATAATGAAGATAGAGAAGCTACAGGTTCACAGCAAGATTATGTTTATAAATTATTAAAACATACAGCTTTTACAGTTGGTAAAGGATCAGAATTTAAATCAGAAATAGAAAATTCTATTATAGATATATTTGGTTCTTCATTAAAAACATCTGAATTGATATCTGATTTAAAAAAGATAAAAGATGAATTTATAACCAATCAAAAGCAAGGCAAAGTTATATAAAAGTTAGCTAACAGAGAGGTGTGGCTTTTTCCTTTGTTTCGGCTGCACCTCTTAAATTTAAGGAGAT